AAAGTTCTTAACAACGGCGAGAGAGAAAAAAGTCTTTCCAGTAGAAGACTCTCCAGCAATAGCAGTAATCTTATTGCCAGATACACCACCAAATATGCTACCTGAAACCAGTGCATTAAAAATATATGAACCCGTATCAACATAAGTTTCTGTTTCGTCGATGTCTGATGCTAATTTAGTATAATCATCACCAATTTCTTTTACAATATCTTTTAAAAAATCCATAGTATTACAGCAATGAGACTAGTATATCATCAAAAAAAGAAAGAATCAAGAGTGTTTTTTTCCTCAGAACTCCAACCAATAGCATTCAAAATAATCTTTAAAGGTTCAAGAAATCCTTTATCAAACTGAGAATCGTAATCAACATATTTTTGTAATTCAAGTTCTTTTGGAAAATCTTGAATGAAAGAAATTACATTCTCATATATTGGATTTGGTTTTTTAAGATAACAAAATTTAATTTTTTCACCATTTTGAATGAGCGAATACTTATTGATCAAATTATTCTTTTTAATATGGTGGTTGAACAACAAAGCACCTCTAACATGAATTGGAGTTCCCTTATCATAAATGTTAGAAGAGCATTGGTGCTTCACAACATCAGAAACTGATCTTGGAAAGGATACTTCTTCTGGTGGTAGTTTTTTAAATTCAACTCTACATTTCTGAATGAAATTAACTACATCACTTTCTGTACCACTCATCATAAGTTTGAGTGCGTCTTTAATCATTTTCCTACATGGAGCAGGAGTTGATGATTTAACCGCCTCAATTCCCATAATTTTAAGTTTTGGTTCAGTAAATCTGACACCTTCAATATCCCAAGCATTAAGGATATAACGTTTTTTAGCAGTCCAAATTCCACGATCAGCAATTGTTTCTCGCTTCATTTGCATTTTTTGCTCATAAGCATTTACATAGTCAGCCAGTTCTTGGTAGCAACCTTCAATATACTTTTCAAGTTCCACCTTACAGATCTTGTCAAGGAACGAAACAACGCTTTCAATAGTTTTCTCTCTTCCCTTGTATACAGTTTCAACCAAAGGACCCAAATGCAAGTAAATAGAGTCAGTATCAGAAGCAATAACATAATCAACATCTCCAGTTTTCAAAACTTTATTAAGATACTTATTCATTTTATTTTCAATCCAACGGATTGATGCCTGACCACTCAAAGTAATTGCTTCAGCATTTTCAAGTTTATAATATCTAAAATACTGATTTCCAATAGCGCCATAAGCAGAATTAAGTGAAATTTTCTTTGCCATTTGAATATTATTGCACCTGGCAATTTCCTTTTCTAAATCTTTGGTGGGAGTTTTTTCATACTGTTTTTTCGCTTCAATCATCTTCTTTTTAAAGATTACTCGATCTCCATACATTTTCTCCATCAATTCGGGAAGAATTCCTTTTACATCCTTACGATACATTGCACCATTTGCACAGACTGCATAATCTTTATACATTTCAAAGTTTGTAGTCTGTTCCAAGATTTTATCCACAGATACATTTGGATGACGTTCATCAACCAATGTTTCTGGGGAAATATTGTATTGCATAATAAGATGAGGATATAGAGAGTTGAGGTCAAACGATACAACCCAATCATAAACTCCAGGGACTGGTTCTTTTACATATGCACCAGCATATTTTTCATTCTTTTCAGATTTGTCTTTTGGTGGAATTACAATATTTCTTCTTTTTAAATAGTTGTAAATGATATTATCCCACATTCGAACTTGGTAGAAAACATCCGCATAATTGACTTTAGCATCATATGCCATAGTCAAAGCAAGTTCAATCAGTTTCATCTTGTCTTCCAAGCGGTCAACAAGTTCTACGTCAACAATGTTATATTCTACAAACTTCTGCCAACCATTTGTATAGAAATCTTTGAATGTATCAAACTCAGAGTGATCTAATTTCTTCTGACCCAATTCCACTTCTGCGATATAATCAAGTCGATAAGACTCTTGTGCTGTATAAGTAAATTTCTTATAAAGATCTAGATAATCTAGCTGAGTAAGTCCACCAACATCATAACAAATTTGTTGGCGATTATTTACCCATACTTCGCCTTGAGTTACTAATCCCCAAGGAGAAAAACTTTTCATTTTTTTCTCACCAAGGACTCTGGAAAGTCTTCCGCAAATATAGGGAATATCATAAAATTGAATGTTCCATCCAGTAACGACTTCAGGAAGATCATTTTCCCAGTGATACAAGAAAGAGTTTAGCAATGCATACTCTGATTCACATTCAATATATTTTACATCCGACCTCTTATTAGTAAAAGGACGTGTTCCCCAAGTAATAATTTTTTTAGTAGAATAATCTTGTATAGTAATCAAAAGAATTTCTTGATCACATGATTTTGGATCTGGAAATCCATTTTCAGACGCAACCTCAATATCAAGTGTAACTAGTTTAATTTTAGTAATATCAAACTTAATTTCATCTTCTGGATATTTGTCTGAAATATACTGATACACATACCTATCATTTCCATAGATTTTAAATCCATCCACATCATCATACTTTTTATAAAAATCTCTACAGTCTCTTACAGAACCTGGTTTAATTGCTTCAACATATTCGCCTTCCAGCGTTTTATATTCAGTTTCTTTATTTGATTTTACAAAAAGAGTAGGAGAGTACTCTTCTTTAAACATAACGTGTTTTCCATTATCATATCCACGAACCAAAAATTGGTTTCCAATCATCTGAACGTTTGTGTAAAATCTCATTATTTAATAAGTTCCTCGTATTTTTCAAGTAAGGTTGCTCTGGGATCAGAAATTGTTAATATCTTATCTGAAGAGATCATAAAAGTATCTTGGGTTGTATAATCACTCAACCAAGGTTCAAGAACTGTTGAATTTGTTATTTCAACTTTTTTTACTAAAAATGGTTTAATAAGTTTACAATCTGGTTCTCCCAATTCGGAAGGAACTTCTTCAATTTTAGATATTAAAATTTCCTGATTTGAAAGAACTAGAATTTTAATTGTATCGTCAGACATAAAAATTACCTACAAGTTTTACATTCATTTACTTGATCATCTTCAGAATCCTGTGATTTTCTATTCATACCTTCATTCCAATCTCTAGTAGAATTAAGCACATCATTCTCATACATTTCATAAAGCATATCAACAGGATCCGTAAAGGTCACAACCCAATCAGAAACTACAGGAACTTTAGTTCCTTTTGCAAGAGGGATCCAAGGAAAAAGACTAATATTAAAAGAAGTTTTTCCTGGAGTCAACTGAGTTGGACCTTGAGGTTCAGATTGATTTTCTGGATCTATAATATTAATCAAACAAGGTTTTGTAAAATAATATCCTGCTACAGTATTCTCCACAACCATTTCCTGTATATCTGCAATTACAAATTGACCCGTTTTAATCAAAGCAATTTTAACAGCCATAGAATCTCCTATTTTAAAATATTCTAGCAATAAAAAAGAGGGGAGTCAACTGGATTTTGCCAGTTTCCCCTCTGTCTGACTTGCGCCGACGATATTCAATAGTATTTAGAACCAAACTTTTTTCTTATGATGTTCTGGAATAATCTTTGAAAGATTAACGGTCAGCATTCCATTCTCAAAATTAACATCTTTAACTTCAACATCATCAGAAATAGTCCAAGATCTAGTGAATGCTCTTGTTGCTAATCCTCTATGTAAATATTCAGTTTCGTTATTAGTTTCTTTTTGACCTTCTACAAATAGTTTATTATTTTCAGTATATACAGAAACTTCTTTTGGACTGAATCCCGCTAGAGCAATTTCTAGTCTAAAGTTAACAGAACTTTCTTTAACTAAATTATATGGAGGATAATTGGTTTCGGTTTGATGTAAAGAACCGAATCTGTGGAACCATTCATCCATTCCAATAGAGTACTTTTCCACATCATTTAAAAATTTTTCAATATTTGCGACTTCATATCTAGCAAGTGTTGGATACATGAGTATTCTCCTTAAAAAGCGAGGTTTTTATTTGGATCCTTTAAGGCATCCAGTATTAATTATATAAGTTTTCAAAAAAAAGCGGAGTGTTGAACTCCGCACTTTTTTTAGTATTTTCCCTACTGCTTCGGTGCTTCTTTTTTGGATCCAATATTATATTTTTGCTCCAGAATCCAATCTCCCTTATCTTTATAAGAAAGAACTTTAATCTGATTCAGAGGAGCAATATCTTGAATAGATTCTTCCTTAACAACTGTAATAAGTCCCCAATCCGAGAGAAGACGAGTAATACGATTACGACGTTGAACGTCATTTACGGTAAGGTTTGCATGTTTACCATCAAGAGCAAACAACTCTTTGAAATGGACAACATAATATCTACCTTGCTTGTGAAGAATATGGCAAGATTGATAGAGTTTTTTCTCCTTTCTAGATGCAACTCCGATGCGAGTCAAGGTTTCACGAACTTTTAGAAAGTCATCTGGTTCATTGAGAACGACCTCCACCATCATATCAGGAGACCAGTTTACTTGTGGTTCAATTGTTTGGTTAGTCATTTTTTTCCGCCAGTTTCAAGTCTTTGTTTAATAAAATCGATTTGCTGTTTAGTTAAGATTTTCAGTGCTTGGGATGCTTTTTCATTACTATATCCATAATAACTTTTAACACATTCTAAGTCTGTAACCTTATCTTTTCGGAGCCAGGGAGAAAATCTCTTCCGTTTCCTTAGACTATTTAGATAAAAAGAATATTGCATATCCTTATCAAGATGATGATTCATATTCATTTCATTTGAAAAAAGAACAGAATCAATATGTCCAGATAAACACTTATTGATAATATATGCAGGATATTCTTTAATATCCTCAGACAAATCTTCTTTAGTAAAATTAATTGAGTTCAACCAATCCTTCAATTCCATAATTAAATAGTAGCAGTTCCTTTCTTTGTTTTTGCTCACGCATATATTCACCAACGGAACGCATTGTATAAGTCAGATCAAATTCTGCAGCATTCCAGTTCTTAAAACGATCTTTTACAAGTTGGTCAGAATTATAACTTACTAATTGATCCATATTATTATTGTCGCAATCAGCAGCAAACTTATCGTGATCAAATCCTTTGTGCATTGATCCCTTGTGCCCATAGAGATTATCCTTAATATCATAAGGAGGATCGAGATACATAA